AGTATCCATCACGGATTTTGCAAACGTTCCGACGGCTTGAATTGCCTGCAAACCTATGAATCCGGCTGCAAATGTCTTCGCAAGACCAACGGCTGAACCGGACATCTTGTCCATGCTGTCGCGCAAATTGTCGACCGCCGACTGCCCGCTGACAGTTGCAGAAATTTTGACTGCTGCATTCATGTCAAGTGCCATCAGGTCCGATCCTTATTCAGCGTCGCCAGTGCGGAAAACTCCATCGCCTGCAAATCGTCCATCATTGTCGCTTTGTCTTCGACGTTGTAGACATCGAATAGGAACTGAATGGACTGGTAATTTATGCCGGCGAATACGCCATTTATTATACGCCACTGGGTTTGCAGCCGCATAAACAAAGACAATGCCAAGACGTTATCATCCCAAACGTCGAAGTCCTCCGCAGGCACTGGCACGGCGTTGACCATTTCGGCAGGCACTCCGAACGCTTCTAGGTCTTCCGCCGCATCATCCTTCACGCCGCCACGCGCCCAGTGCGCGGCAGCGTCGATTAGTTTTTTCTGCGTGCGCCTGACAGGCTTCCTAGTAATGACATGACAATCGCAGCCGATACCGTTGGAATATCCAGCAGTCGGTCGCGTGATGCTTCGCTGAACGGCACATCGCCGTTGTCATCGACCACGCCAGTCCAGCCGATCAGCACTTCCCGCGCCAGGTCGGCGTCGTTGATTTCGGCATTTGAAATGCCCTTGCGAATCTCGTCAATCCGCGTCTGCGTCAGCCGCTTGAACTTGGCGTCGAACGTAGACTTTTCGGAACGACCGCCATCGGTAGGAATTTCAACAGTAACCGGCCAGGTGTATTCAGCTGAGTGTGCAATTTTAAACATTAAATCCCCTTTTTAGAATGTGACAACGCCGCATCAAGTGCGGCGCTGTTTGCTGCATTACCTGCGCACTATGTCACGGTGAACGTGATTTCGTTGTTACCGTTGCCAGATGGAACCGCAACGAATGGAACGTTGATCATCGTGATGCCGTCGCTGTCAGAGTAGGACGGCGTGCCAAGATCAATCGAACTGCTCGAAATGGCGAACCTGTTGCCGGCTACCGTACCCTGCGTGATAGCCAGTGCGCCCAGCGTGTTGCCAATGGCTGCGGCGAAAAAGTCCTTCGCTGTAATCGTCGGCGCTTCAAACACGGCAGTGCCGGCGACCTTGCGGTCGGTGATCAGCACAGACTCAGAACCGATCAGGCTGCGGAATGTCACGGCGTTGCCCAAAGACAGCGACAGCGACTCCAAAACGCCAGCATAACTGAACAGGCTAAAACCAGTCGTGTTTGAATTGTTGGCGGCTTCCGGCGAAATGAATCCGGCGTAATCAACCGTCGGCAGTGCTGCGTCGGCAGGCGCGTTGTAGATGCCGGTCATGCTAAATTTCATGATCGGGATTGCGCGTGCGTTGACTGTGAACTCGACATTGCCGCGTGCGCCAGTGATCTTGTGCAGAACGCCGTCAACGTTGTGATACAGCGTCACAGACTCGAATGCGCTCGAAACCGGCTCATAAATTGTCGACACGCCGGCACTGACAGTTTCAGACAGGCCGCAGGCACGCAGCAGCGGACCGTACTTCGGCGCTGTACCGGCTGTGCCGGAACCGGCCATCTCGACCTCGAACTCAATGGCGACGTTCTTGGACGCGATCAGTTCTGGCGAATTGCCGTAATAGGGACGGATCAGGTCGCGGCTGGCAGTCTCTGCAGCCAGCGGCGTCACGCTCATGTTTCGAACCAGGATCGCATTAGCCGATCCGGTCGGTGTTGGGTCAGTACCGTAAACGGTTTCGATCTTAGCCAGGATCGTTCTGCGGCGATAAAGTAGCGGCATGATTATTCCTCGAATTTAACGGGTTTCTTAGGTTCAGGCTTTGGCTTTGGCTCCGATACCGCCTTATCCGCTGCGTCCTTTGTGCGCTCGACCAGCGTTCTAATGCCGGTCTTTGGATCGACTACATAACTGCCGCCAGCGCCTTCGTGATTGTCCATATTCTACACCACTGTGAGAGTGTTTAACGGGGTTCTGTAACGAACACTGAAGTCGCAGGCGACAACGCCTGCAGCCTGATCTGCTTCAATCATTTCAAACTGCGTGCCAATTGGCAGCACATCAATGGCATATCCGTTCAGCGTCGTGTCCTGCATGATCAAATCATAGACCGATGCGACCACAGGGTCAGCCAGCTGGTCAGGCACAGCGCCGCGTGTGAACACGGTCACACGCACGACCAGCGACCAGTTCAGCGTCGCCAGCGTTGTCTGTTCAGCCTGGTCACTCACAGGCTCGACCACAATTGCCGGCGACTGGCCGCGAATGATCGGCTCGACACGGCTGCGATATACCCGGCCAGACACGCCTGCGGTTGCCGCTAGTATCGTCGTGATGCGTGACAGTATCTGTTCGCGCCGTGTTGGCATCAGACCTTGCTCATAAATGCGACGGACATCTTTCCGTCATCCAATGCACGGACTTCGCGCACAATGTAGCTGCCGCCGTCGACCGTAATTGCCGACTGGTATCCCAGGCCGGCCAGTGCGGACGTTTTGAACGTCAGCTGGTAATCCGTATTCAGTACCATGCCGCCGGCAATAATCTCCGTCGGCATATCCAGTATTCCCTTTGCCGTGCTGGCTCCGAACGTGACTGAAACGCCAAAGTCAGCCAGGAACTCGTCAAGGTCTTCATTTACCGGCATTACCAAACCTTGCCGGTCTGCCGCGTCGCGGCTTGTCTTCGGCGATTGCGCCGCTGACATTTTCAGTTGTCATGATCGTCGGCGCAGGCGGCAGCGCGTCCACAGCGATAGCCTTGCCCATACGAATCAGCAGCATCGCATCGCGGTCGCTGATTTCCTCAATGGAACCAGCCTTCACGAACCGATCATCTGCGACAGTTGACTTCAAAATCTTGATTTTCATGTGAGTTGGGGACGGCTGTTAAGCCGCCCCCTTCCTTACTTAGGTCAGTGCAGTGTTGGCGTAGCAGAACGATACAGCGTTACGAACCGCGATATCCACATCCTGCAGTGCCACAACGCGAACCGTGCCGCTGGTGCTGTTGCTGTACGGATCGACCATCAAGTCCAGACCAGACCAGAAACCGATCATCAGGTCGGCGAAGTTGCCAAAGAACAGATCGTTTGCGGCGATCTGGTTCGACACTTCGGTGCGATAACCGTTGACGGTGTTGCCTGGCTCCCAGATGGTGTCCGATGTGCCAGTGCCGAACTTGACAGCCGACTTCAAAGCGCCGCGCATTGCAGCGTTCACGACGTAGGCCATGTTACCGATGTCGGCGTTGTCAGCAGCAACAGCCGATTCCATCGCCACGACTTCAGCGAATGTCGGAGTTGCAGCAGCAGGGTCAACAGTGTTGATGCCGGACTGGTTCTTCAGGCCGCGCGGCTGATTGTCAGCAGCAGTGCCGTAGAACGCAGCTGCGTCAATCGCCAAAGCGATAACCAGCGCCAAGTCGTTGCGGACCATGTTTTCAACGTCGATGCTCGACTGAAGCATCAGGCGACGGCTGAAGTCGGTATAAGCGCCGACGGTCTTGGGCGACATTGTCACCTGGCCGATGGTCTGCTGTGACTCAGTCGGTGCGCCGGACTCAGCGACCCAGTATGCGGTTGCTGCGCCAGTCTGCTTGGGGATTGCGATGTTGCCGACCAGACCGTTCATGCTGGTTGCGCCTGCGCGAATTGCCACAGAGCGATTGCGCAGCAGTTCGATGAACGAACCGGACAGCAGGTCAGTTGCGACCAGGTTGCCGCCAGCAGTTGCCGTCGTGACGTTCAGGTCACGGCGCAGCACTTCGGACGGAACCATCAAACCCTGTGCGGTTTTGCCGGCACGCTGTGCAGCGGCTTCGGACACTTCACGCTCGAAAGCAGCTGCAGTCTGTGCAGCCTTGTCAGTCGGATTCGACAGCGCGTGAATGGCGCGGACAAATGAGAACTGACGCACTTCCTTTTCCGACAGGCCAACGTCGCCGCTGGTTTCAGTCAGCTTCGTGCCGACGCGCTCAAGAATCTGTGCCTGCAGATCGCCGACAGACTTGCCGGACTGGATCGCAGCGCGTGCCAGTTCAGTGCCGCCCTGCTTGGCGAACTGGTTGCCCAGTGCTTCCAGGTCGTTGATGCGCTTCATTTCCTTCGAACGCACATCGGTTTCGATGGCGCGGGTATCGATCACAGGCGCAGCAGGCGCTGCGACCACGGCTTCTACGTTTTCCATTTTTTGCCTTTCTTCGACCACTGGTCGGATAATTTCGATTTCGTATTCGTCACCATCTGCTGCACGGCCAATACCGACCGATGCGTCTGCAGGTACGGAAACGATGCTGACTTCCAACGGCTCCCAGTCGGTCGCGCGATAAATTTCATCGTCGCCAGACTTGCCGTCTAATTGCATTTTATGGACCATGTAACCGACCGAAATTTTCGACCGAATACCGTCCAGCACATCTTGATAAACTTCCTCGGCCCGTGCGCTTCTCCCGAAACGTACCTTCGCTCGACCTATCCGGTCAGCGCCGATTTCAACAGATTCCACGACGCCCACCTGATCGCGTCCGTCATGGTCCATCAACAGCGGGCCACCGTTCATCAGCCGGCCAAGGCGAATGCTCGATGTGCTGTGATCCAGTACCTCCGATCCGAACCAGCGGTCGACTGGCTGTTCACTGCTGAACGCCAGGTCCACGGTTCGCGCTTCGGAGTTGACCGCCGCGCGGTCAAAATTCATTTCGCGGTATAGCTTACCCGCCTTAATCTTTTCAGTCATATAAGTTCCTGAAAACGCTTTGCGTAATAATAGCTTTATTGTACAGCAGCCGGCAAGTTGTCTGCGTCATCATCCTCGTTACCGGAAGCGCCGGATTCGTCACCGCTTGGCAGATCGATGTCCATTTCTTCCGCTAATTTCTTTTCAGCCGCCAGCTGCGTCCACACATCGTCAAGCTCTCGACCAGCTTCCGACATGACTTCGCGGCGTGACTTCAGGCTGTTGTTGATCAGCAGGACAGCCGCTTCGGCGTCCTTCAGCGGATCGACCCATGACCAGCGCCGGCCTTGCCAGTGACCGCGATTGAATTTTTCCAGTTTCGTAATCGGCAGCGCCGAACCGTTCGGCATCGTGATCGCGCTGTTCAGCATTGCCTGACGCAGCCATTGCTCAAACACATCCTGCAGAAACGACTCGATCATCCAGTTTTGAATGACCATCCAGTTGTCGCGTTCTTCCAGCACGCCAGTTCGGATGCTGGAAAAGTTCACGCCTTCCAGATCGTTCGCCAGTGTATTGTAGGCCACGCCCAGACCGGACGCGATACCGCGCAGGCAGGACTTGATGAACGGCTCATAGTTCGCCGTCGGGTAATCGGGACTGAATGACTTGAAGTCGTAACCAGGCGGCAGAACGTCGAAGATGCCGGGATCGGCTTCCTTGATCAGGTTGCCGTTTGCGTCCTGCCCGTCAGCCAGCGCAGTGCCGTCGCCGTCTTCGCTGGTAAAGAAACCCATCTTCGACGCGCCGACCCGCGCAGCAATGACTGCCGCTTCCTCGAATCCGCCCAGGTTCTGCAGGCGCAAAATCGCCGTGTGCATCCACGGCACGCCGCGAATCTGTTCTGTCTCATACGGCACGAACAGATGATAGATTTCGTCAGCCGGAATGCGTTCATACATCAGGCCATTGTTCAACGTATATACGCCGTCAGCCGGGTTCTTGACCAGGACATGATAGGCCAGTGGACGCCCGAACCGGGTCATCTCGACGCCCATACGGATTTCACGCCCGTCCTTCAGGACTTCGTTGCGGTTCACATCCAGCCGGTCAATCGACAGCATTTGCAGGCCAAACCCGTGCGGGTTCTCGCTGGCTCTGCCGTAGACCTTGCGGATCAGGCATTCGCCATCGCGTGCGACCATCTTTGTGATCAGCGCCTGGATATCTAAAAATGACATCTTGCCGGTCACATCGCAGACGCCACGACGCGACCAGACCGCAAACGCTCTTTCGATTGCTTCGTTCGCCAAGTTGTCCGGTCTGCCGTCAGGCTCAGTTACGCGGACCTGCAGCGTAAAGCCGCTGGGTCCGACCACATGAGTGCCGACCATCTGAATGAATTTCTTGCCGTAGTCGTTGTTCAGAACCAGGTCGCGCGATCTCGCACGCATCAGGTTCAGCTGCATTTTCAGGT